CAAGGATGAGGGACTGATTTTTTTCGAGGCTGGTCAACACGCCACACCACTCGAACCGTTTGTCGAGGAAGTCGGCTTGCGATTTGGCAACTCTCTGGATGTGCTCATCAACAACGCCGGAGCGAACGCGATCTGTCCCTTCGGAGAACTCACACCGACATTCGTTCGGCATATCATGGACGTGAACTTCATGACGCCGGTGTTCATGGCCCAAGCCTTCATGAAAATGTTGGAAGGCCACGGCACGATTGTCAATATCATTTCGGATGCGGCTTGGAGACCGATGCGCCACTCGCTGGCGTACAACTGCAGTAAGGCAGCCTTGAACATGGCCACGAAACAAATGGCCAGGGAGTTGACGCAACCAAAGTCCATCAGCATTATCGGCGTGCGGCCTGGACCGATGTCGGATACTGAAATGACCGCGTACATTGACCGCCATGTGCAGGAGACTCGTGGATGGACACCAGAGGAAGCGTACAATTACTTCCGGCAGAACAGCGTGAGCGGATTGAAGCTCCATCCGAACGATGTTGCCGCATTCGTCCTTTCGATAACGACCGGAGGTATGGCCCGTCAACTTTCAGGAGCCTGTATCGATCTCGTTGGATGATACAACTCACCTGCGGATGCGCGTGGATCGGAGATGAACAAGTGTTGTTCTGTCCCGATCGAGAAGGTCACAGCCGGACCCGGTGCGTGGCACCGAAGGAGGAAAAGCAAATGGTGTTCACGATGCCGGCCAGAACATTCTACTGTCCGACGTGTCGAATCTATTTCCAGGAGATGGACGTTACCTTCGATCGTATCAATCCGCGTGTCCCGATCCATCGCATCTCCAAAGAGGATGAACCGGACGAACTGCACACCGTCACGGAAGTGAAGCAGAGCGACCGGTAAGTGCTGAAGCTCACCAACAATACTTTAATTTTTGACACGGAAACAAGCGGGCTCTGGCCATGGCCCACAGCATACCGGAAGTCTCTGAATATTTATCCGGACCGTCCCTTCCTCTTCATCTTCACCAACCTCGATGGTGACACCGTCACCGTCCGAGCCCCACGCATCGATCCCTATACCAGACAGGTTCACTACAAAGGCATCGAAGCCGAACTCCGTTGGTTCAAACAGATCGTTAGCAATCCCGACATGCGTGTGGTTTGCCACATGGCCCGGTTCGATCGCGCCATGACGATCCAAGCGGACATTCGTGCGGACTGGCGTTGCAAGATTCACGACACACGGGTGATGGCGAGAGTCGTCAACGCCACCAACGAGCCGGTGTACGCGTTGAAGCCTCTGGCGAAAAAATATCTCGGGATCGATGACGATGATCTCACTGCCCTGAAACGGGCACTGGCTCCTGCACGGCGATTGGCCAAAGCGAAAGGCTGGACCATCGCCACGAAAGAAACGCACGGCTCGAGACCAGCCGAAGCCGACTACTGGTTGCCAGATCTTGAAGAGTTAGTTGATACCTACGGTGGCACGGACGGGCTCCGCACCGCTGGATTGTATCGCTTCTATCGAAAGCTCCTCGACCGCAACAAAAAGTTTGGTGGACGACTCTGGGAAGTGTACCGATGGGAGCTTCGCATCCTTCGTGCCTCCATGGATATGGAACGAGTCGGAATGACATTCTGGCCGTTGGCCGGTCGCAAACTCCAGCACATGTACCAGAAACTCATGCGAGAGCATCGACGTGGAATCGATCGCATGGGGTACAAAGACCTGAACCTCCAGTCACCGAAACAGATGGTGGAGTTGTTTATCAACGATCTCGGATACACAGCCATCCGAGAAACGAAAGGTGGGAAGAAGAGTAAGCCACAACCGAAGGTAGATAACGATCAGCTCATGCTCTGGGCCAGAGGTTCGGTCGAGAGCGATGATATCGATCACGATGCACCGGACGGCTGTAAGCTCAGTCGCCATGCGCTCGAATGGAAGGCTGGAAAAAAAGCCGTTGAATATCTTACCAGCTACGATTACTTCAAGTGTCTGCGGTCAGACGGATCCTTCGTGATTCATCCGGCCTGGGATCCCGTAGGAGCCCGAACCGGTCGCTACAGTTGTCATGATCCGAACGCGCAACAGATCGCGTCCACTGGCACATGGCGACGGCATTCGCATGTCCATCCCCGGCAACGGGAATCGTTTGGTGTGCGACCTGGATATTATTGGTACGTGCCGGACTATTCACAGATTGAAGTGTGGGTGTTTGCCTTTGACGCCAACGAAGAGGTGATGAAGGCTGCGTTGCTCTCTGGCAGCGACTTCCATCTCTCCACGGCTCGATCGGCCTGGTACGAAAGTAACAAGCGAGATTTCTGTACATGCGGTCGGTGGGCCGAAGTCGAACAGGAGATGCGTCGGAACAAGACGTTTGTGCTGATCTGGGAAGAAGAAAAGCCGAAGCATAAGAAAGGGTGCCTCATCACATGGTGGCGGCAACGCGCGAAATCGCTCCTCTTCACTCGCTTCTATGGAGGAGGGATTGATAAGGTCGCACAACTGATTCGCTGCACACGGAAAGAAGCGGTGAAGTTCATCGAGGAGTTCAACGAGAATCTTCCTGGTGTCGAAGCCTACATGGATGAGACGGTGCAGCGAGTGCGAGACACCGGCGTCCTGGTGAACCTCTTCGGTCGCGAATATCATATCGATCGGCACTTCGCATACAAGGCCGTCAACTACCAGATTCAAGGCAGCAGTGCCGAGATTATGAAACGTGCGATCGTGCGAGTGAATGATCACCTCACCACCGCGTATCCAGGTGAGTGGACGCGCGATCCGTATGACAACGACGAGTATCTCGGCTCCCATGTGATCGGCACCGTGCACGATCAGTTGCTCGCAGAGATCCACCCAGATGATCACAGCAAGCGGTTGATGCGGGAAATCATTCGACTCATGCAAGCCGATTCGCATGTTATCCCGAACCTTCCGGTCCCCCTTCCGGTGAAGATGGAGTGGTCGCATTCGAGTTGGCCAGATGCTGAAGAAATTTCTTTGTAGGAGGGGATCGCGTGCCATCGTCAACCAATCGACTTCGACCGTTTGAAGTTCACAACGTTGAGTTCACCGGAGAGCGTGGCGACGAACGCTTCGGGACCTGTCCATTCACTGGCAAGGCCGAAAAGTTTTACGTCAACATCAAGACCGGCCTGTGGGATAGCAAGACGGCCGGACTCTCTGGGAACACCTCTCAGTTCCTGCATCAGATCTCGAAGATGTACGTCTCGCAGATGACGGACCCGTTGCTCCGTCGGTTGGCCGATGATCGATCCCTGCCATCGAAAGCGTTTGCCGATTGGCAGGTCGGGTGGGACGGACGGAACTATACCATTCCGATTCGAGACATCAACAGCAACATGGTGGACATTCGTATCTTCCATCTGGGGAGAAGCATTCTTTCCACCGGTGGCTGCAATGTCGGGCTCATGGGCGCGGAACGGCTGCTGACCAAAAAAACGGAACCGGTCTATCTCTTTGAAGGAGAGTGGGACACGATCGCGGCCAGTTATATCATGAAGAAGATTGGCATCCCTGGCATCTGCGTGGGCCTACCAGGAGCCGGCATCTTCAAACCGGAATGGATCCCGTGGTTCAGCGGTCGCGTCGTCCATACGCACTACGACAAGGATGGCGCGGGTGAACTCGGTGAGCAGATGATTGACAAGCGATTGGCCGGTATCGCCAAGAGCGTGACCTACATGCACTGGCCGGAAGATCTCCCAGAAGGATTCGATGTCCGCGATTGGATTGTCTACGGCCTGAACAAACGCACACCGCGAAAATCTTGGGCACGGCTTACCACACTGTATGAGCCGAAGCCACGCGTGCGCGAGTTGCCACCAGCCAAACCGCAAACTTTTACGCTACGTCGGGTCAAAGGCAAACTAAAACACATCTGGAAAAAACCGCCGACGCTCGCAGAGGTGCATGAGATCTTCGATAAGTGGTTGTTCCTGGACTCCTCTTCTCGCAACGCCATTGATGTGATGCTCGCCACGCTCATCTCGCAACGCTTGGAAGGGCCACCGGTCTGGTTGTTCATGGTCGGTCCTCCGGGCTCGTGCAAGACCGAAATGATTACCTCACTGTCGGAGTTGGAGGAAACCTACGCCACGAGTACAGTGACGCCCCATGCGCTGATCTCCGGCCATGCGGCACCAGGACAGAAGGGGGATCCCTCGTTGATCCCGAAGCTCGACGGCCGCACACTGGTCATCAAAGATTTTACGGCCGTGATGGGAGCGAAGGACCAGGAGAAGGAGGAAATCTTTTCCATCCTGCGTGATGCCTACGATGGCCAGTGCGGAAAGTTTTTCGGCAACGGTGTGGAACGCCGGTACACTTCCCGCTTCACCGTGATCGCGGCCGTGACGCCAACGATTTACGATCTCGGTTATCGGCACGCACAGTTGGGCGAACGGTTCCTCAAGTACAGCATGGCCGACAACTTGAACCACCCGGATGAATACTCGATCATCTCCAGAGCGATCGACAACACCGATCACGAGTTAACGTATCGAAAAGAAATCCGCGATGTCGTGCGGGAGTTCCTTCACCGGACCTTAAGTGAAACCGTCCTGCCGACGATCCCTCCGGCGTTGAAGGATCGGATTATTTGGTTAGGGAAGTTCGGCGCACGCATGCGCGGCACGGTCTCGAGGGATACATTCCGCAACGACATCATGACATCGAGACCTACGGCCGAAGTTGGATCACGGCTCGGCATTCAATTGGCGAAGCTCAGTCGCGCACTGGCCATGTTGCACACCAGAGAGCAGGTAAATGAGGATGACTTTCTGATTGTCAAAAAGGTTATGCTCGATACGGTGATGCAACGCACGGAAGATATCTTGCGAACACTCCATGTGCATTGGGAGAAGGGTCCGATGACGACGGCCGAAGTTTCGCACCTCACCCGATATCCGATCGCGACGGTGCTCCGGCTCCTCCAGGATTTGCATGTGCTCGATATTGTCGTGCGCAGTGGCAGCACGTACAAACATCGGTGGCGTGTTTCGGATTACGTTCACGAATGTATTGTCAACTGCGGATTGTATCTCACCGAGGAAGAACGCACGCGGCCATCAGGATATCAAATCCGATTACGCCGATCGCAAGGTGACAAGAAATTCAAATTGGCATCGGTGCTGAAACCTCTGTCGGTGAAGGCCGCTCCTCCTCTCCCTCTAAAGGTTGCTGTTCCCAAAACGGTATTGCATCCGTTGGTAGCTCCATGATTGAAAAAGAGTGGCGACGATTCGTTAAAGATCGAGACAACAGAACGTGCGTGGTGTGCGACTCCGGTTACATGCCGTCCTCGCATCATCTTCTTCCGGACGCAGAACTATTTTTGATCCCGTCAAATGGAATCACTCTGTGCGTTTCATGCCATGCTGTACTCCATTACCGACTCACACATTCCGGAACTGAACGTGCTATTTATTTTCGTGTGGCCGCTCTCGGATATGGAGAGCCCATAAAATGGTATCTTCGGCTCTGGCTCTCTCCTCTCTTGCCCAAGGCCCGGAGCCTCCGTCCTCAGAAGCCAGCGACAACCCACCCCACTCCACATTGACCCTAAACCCTTTGCCCACCTATACTTACAGACGCTTCCCCATGGCCCACGCGATCGGCAAATCCCGGCTCTAAACCCTTTAGACAGTAGGCTTTAGAGACGGATGGTCCAGGAGCCACGAACGTTTCGACCGTCCTCTAGGCCGGGGACCCTCGGCTTCGTGGCAACTGGGCAACCCTGGCCACGGCTGCAGGGCAACGGCCGCTCCTGGCTGGCCCACAGGCCCACGAGCGTGGGTTCTGGGCTCTCCTGGCAGGAGGAGAGAGGCTACCGGCCGGACTCCTGGCTCGTGGTTCCTAGAGGCTTCAGAGGAGAGCGGAGAAGGAGAGCAGAGCCCGCACGATCGCGCGCATGCGGGCTCTCCGAAGGAGGAGAGAAACGGCTACGGCTGTTCTGATGGCGCACCGAACTTCATCGTGCCACCGATGGCCTGACCACCGATGATGCTGAAGTCTTCGAACAGTTCCACATCGGTGATGCCATCGCCGAGATCCGCATCGAACTTGCATGAGAGCCGTGCGGCTCCTGGTGCCACGCTCTTCACCGTGACTTTCAGTTCGTTTGTCGGATCATCCTGCGTGGCCGTGATCACCGAGGAATCCGACGACACGAAGCGGACGGATCCCGCTTGCACTTTCGCCGGATTGCCACGCTTGCTAATCGGCGTGACCTCTCCACTCACCATCTGTGTCTCTGACATTTCCGTCATATGAATCTCCTGCGGTTCGGGTCCTGGTAAATGCTGTTCTCTGGCCGGACCAAACGTCCAGAGGATCAGTGGTGCTTTCCACCAACGCCACAAGTGAATCGTGATCTGAACTTTCATTGAATGGTTACCGTTCGAGGAAGGGTGGTTTCCTCCGTGCAACCGGTGCTGTCCTGTGCAAACACGGTCAGGTTGAAGACACCCGGCATTCTCGGTACGGAAAAATACATCCCGGCGGAATCTCGCAGATCCATTCCCTCTTGCTCACCAACGACCTGCGAACCAAACTTCACTTGGAGGTTCACGATCGGGAATGAATTTTTCAGGAGCAACAACACGCGGCCTCGATCGCCGATGGCCACAACGGTGGTCCACTCCTGGATGGCAATCGTTATGGCGTGAATGTTACCGGCGACGCTACAGTCCGTGGCGCTGCCGGAAAGCCGAAAGGGACCGTGCCGGCAGACGCGGGTGAGACACCTCCGGGTCCTTCCGCTCGAAGGAACATCACGTACTCGGTATTCGGTTGAAGCAATGGTTTCAACAGTGGGCTCGTTTGTGCACCAGCGACCACGGCCGGTTTGCCCCAATCGAATGTGAAGATGGGTGGTGTCGTGGGTAACACTGGAGCCGGTGGCGTGCCTGTGAATACGACCGCGGATTTCAACCAGAGATCCGCCCGGTAGTTCGTCAGGACCGGAACCGCTGGTGTGCCGAATGTCGTATTGTTGTCGGCTGACGGCGTCCATGTGGCACGGCTGGTATCCGTGATCACGAATGTAGTTTGTCCGAAGGCTCGTGCAGGCCATGCCATCATGACAGCCACGACCACCAGCAAAATCAATCTTCGCATACTTGCTCTCCTATCCTGATGGAATGAAAACTCCTGCCGGACCGATGGCGCTGATCCGGCAGGATCGGTCTCGAGGGACGACTACGCGGCGGGAGTATTCGCCACGACTGCATCAGCCAACGCTTGCTGCTGTGCATCGAGCGAATCCGCCAACGCGTTCACGGCTGCCGCATCACCGGCGGTCGCACGGATGAGATCCGCCAACTGACCGAGAAGCGTCGCTGCGGATTCGTTCACCGTCTTGTCGCGGGCTACGGCTGCCGTGAGCTTGTTCAGATCCATGTGATGACTCTCTTTCGCGCGACGAAATTGTCGCCTGACGTTACGAGGTTTGAGTTTCCGGAATCTGGGCACCCTTTACGGCATCATCCAGATTATCCGTTTGCACATCGAGTTGCGTAGTGATCTTCTCCAGTTCCCCCGGAATGGTTTCACCGTGCGCGTTGATCCAGGTACTCAACGCCGTGTTGAAGTCGTCGTCGAAAACGAATTCTCCTTCTGCATCAAAGGTGTCGTCGCCGAGTTTGATGCTCACCTTCAAGGTAGGCATGTGGGCTCCTCCTCTCGAAACGGTTACAGTTCCGTGACGACGAGTTTCTCGAGATCCTGCGTCGTCATCATCAACACGCCTTCCTCCTTTCCTCTGATATAAATTTCGAATAGATGCCAGGTTCGTTTTCCTGACACATGACCAAGATAGACGCCACTCAACGAATTCGGTTGACCGAATTCTACGTGGGCATTACTCCACAGGTTAGGATTCATTCCAGAGAGGAGATACGGACGGCCGATCTGGAGATCCATTCGGCATTAGGTCAGACGCCTGATGCCGAGAATTCGGCCGATCGGAAATGCACTGATGTTCACTTCGTTGTTCTGGTTGCCAGCCAGGAGGAGCACCGAGTCCCCTTCATGGGCCGCAAAGAAGCCGACATGTCCGGCGGTCGGACTCGTCCCACGAGAGAGAATCACCACATCGCCTATCTCTGCATCCGGTAGGACAATCGGGATCCCGACCTTGAGCCAGGATCTTGCCGCATTCGATTTGCTGCGAGGCAAGCGGAGGATCCACGCGCACATGTTCACGAAGGCCGAACACCACGGTGTTTCATCATCGGCGGTAGCCGGGTTCGAGAGTTGCGACATCCAGACGATGAGGGGATTGTCGTTGGCACCGGTGATCTCTTTCACACCGACAAAGCGTTGGGCCAGTTCGTACAGGGTCATTGGATCGTCTTTCCGTTCCTGACATTCTCTCTGCGTTCGAGCAACCGCTGGTTCAGGTTGCTGATCTCATTTTTCACGTCCGAGATTTTGACGTTGGAATGATTCGCTTCCGTGTATGCGGCTTCGGCTCTCTTGCCCACCTCGATCGTCTCACGCGTGTTGTCCGCGATCGCTTCATGAATCTGGGTCGAGGACTCTTCCACCTTTCGTGCGAGAGCCTCACTGACATTGATGACCTTTGCGGCCAAGGCTTTCCGATCTTCTACTTCAACCGCACGCAGAGCGGCACGATCTTCGAGTTCTTCACGGCGTTCGACTTCACGCCGGAGCCGTGCTTGCCTGGCATTAAACATAAGCGTGATCAGCGTCATCACCTGAGCGACCACGGCCGTGATTACTCCCCACACGATCATCGTTTGACTTGGTTCCATATATTAACCACCCCTCGAATATGCAAATCCAAAACGTAATGTATCGAAAAACTTCAAGTTTGCCGGTACTTGCGATGATCCCATCAATACTGGCTGTAACGGGGTTGGAGTATTACCGGCCTGAGTAATGACGACGCCATTTATGGACGCGGTAAAAATTCCTGTGTCACAAGAAACACGGATATCGTAAACGGTGTTGGGCAACCATTCCGGAAACTCTTTTCCCCAGGTGAAGGTCGCGCCATCATGTAATGCCATTCTCGGCTTGGCGTGGACACCGCTCACGAATCCGATACCGCACCCCGGAATAGTAAGCTGGTCCACGTTAAACTGAGTGATGATCCCGAAATTCCAAAAGCCCATCCAATACCGCATGCCTGCAACAGAGCTTCCAGTCCGGATCTTTGCACGCATAACAGGACGGTGAGACATCCTAATACCGTTAGCGCCTAGGCCACCCAGATTACCATTCGACCATCCTATGTGCGGGTTACCAGCGGTGGACGTGCATCTTCCCCAGCTTCCGATCTCATCAACGACTGCCGTTATTGTTCCATTGTTGCTTGATACAGTACCACCAACTAAAACCGTTGTCGTACTCGATTGTAAATAACTCGTGATACTAAATGTCTCGTCAATTGCATCAATAAACGAGTCACCCTCAACAGGTGTTCGAGCAGCCGTTGCAGCAGCCGGAAGGAGACCGGATACACCAGAGGAGGGTGGAATCGGTTTATCGATCTTCAGCAGTAGATCGTTCAACTCAAAGTTGACCGATGAGGCCGCACCGGCTACGGCTCCTCCGGCTCCTCCTGATGCGGCCACGCTGCTACTCGTTTGTACGGCTCCGGCTGTCACATTATATCGAGGAAGCAATTCATCGGACTCATCATGGAACTGATCGATGGTCACATCCTGGATCAGGAAATCTCCCTTGCACGGAGGGTTGGTCAGATCAACATGAACGATCGCACCGGCTCGAGACTTGGAATCTCGCGTGGAATAACTAATTGCCACAACGGGACGACTGAACATCTCGAGTTCAGCTTGGGCTCTCGCATACATTTGGAACGGCGTAACCAACGTTGAATCTGGGACCATGAACTCGTGGATGCCGTCTGTCGGATGTCCGTCCTTATCGAGTTCCACGAGGCCACGTTCACGCTGCGAGTCCAGATCATCGACCTGGATAAACATGTTGACGGGTTTGCCCTGGTCCAGATTCACCGTGAGAGGAGCCCGGAGTTGAATAGTTCCGTTTCCAGATGGCGCACTAAGGGAGTCGTATTCCAATCGATGCACACCGGTGATCAGAATACCACTCGGTGGAAACACATCGGTATCGGCAACATTCAGTTCCGTGTCTCCGGCGATCGCGGCCGTCATGAGCGAAGTGCCCGCACCACGGACAAAGATTCGATTCCGTATCTGCGAGACGTCAAACGTCGTGCCGAACTGTCCGTCACGAATCAGTGTCGTGTTCAGATCATCGAGCGGATCCGGCGGTGTGGCCGTCTCGAGGCTCGGACCGTCTGGATTCGGCCAGACTGGTATCGCATCCGCGAGAATGCCCGCACCGGACTTTCTCCAGAGACCGTCACTCCCAAGTTCATCGTAGCCATTTCCTTCCGTGACGCTGGTGTCCGCCCACCATGCTTCGGAGCCACGCACATTGCCGCTACTCTTCGGTTGCCCACTGCCGGTTCCCGGTCCAATCGTCACATCAACGGTGGAGCCATCAGGAACCAGATACCACATCATCGTGTGATCGGGAGACCAATCGGGATCTGTCTGCGTCGTTCTGTTTAAGAGACTATCAATATCTGATTGACCGAAGGCTGCCACGAGACCGGCATAATTCGTCGGCATCGGAGCACCGCCGAACACGGCCACGTCTCCGTATCCGACGAGACTTCCGAGAGTTCCATTCGCACGGGCTCGATTGAGTTGCTCCACCACGACCGACAAACTGACTTTGGTTTTACTGGAGGTGCCGAACGATCCGTAAATCTTTCGGGCCAGAGCCAGAGGGTCCGGAGGGATGATCAATCGGACGGCATCCACTCCGTCCATCGCGACTGTATTCGATGCCGCTGTCGGTGAAGATTCCGATCCGTCTGCGTACAGGCTCGAGACCTTGAACGCCCATCGGCCTTTGCTATACGTAATCGCATGGACACCGGCCACGCTGGAAAACTGCGGGGACTGCGGTGTGGTCGGAATTGAAGTGGTTTCAAATGCATTCGGTGCCGCACTGGGTCCAGATGAAGTCGTGGCAGGAGGCAACGCCGGAATAGAAATCGTATCTGCGATACCAATCGCTACACCGTCCACGACACCGGCTGCCAACGAGAGGAACGAATGACTTAATGCAACGGTTACGTTGTCGTTGATTTGAAACGCTTTCGCAATCTCCGTAATGGTACCGGGTCCGATATATTTGAAATAGACCCGACGAGCGGTCACGGAATGCGTACCGATCACGCCACCGACAGGAATCAAGGAGTACTCAATTTTATTCGTGCCCTGCAACGCGACACAATTCGACAGCGGACTCAATCCGCTTTCCATGCCGTTGTCGTACACGAAGGTGGACCAGAACAAGTAAAATCCTGCCGCGTATCCTCCGATGCCACCAACGGCCGCTCCTTCGGCCACGACCATCGCCGTACCGGGACCACTCTGGCCTGGAACGATAACCGTGCCGCTCGGACCGGTGTGGAAGAAATGCAGATCCTGCGTGTAGTCCCAGTACCAATGACCGCCACCGATATCGGATGCGATTTTTGAGAGACACGTGGACAGGTCCATCGTGCCATCAAACTCTACGGACACTTTCGCCAGATTGGTTTGCACCTTCGTCGCGGTGAACCCTGGAACGAAACGAGCCACGAGATCAATCACTACGAGCGTGGCCGATACATCTTTGTAGGATGCGAAGGGTCGCCGCTTATTCGCCAGCCAGGTAAAGTCTACAGCCGTAGCATTCCGAACTAGTTGATTGATCTGTCCTTCGTAGGTTTGATCCCACTGCTGAATGTTTCCCGCGAAGAGGAGCCGGTCGCCGTCGTTGTGATCGACGATTTCAATCTTCTCTCCACCCGACGGTGCGGGACTGGCTCCGTCTAAGGTAAATGAACAAGAGTTCGGCGTATTGTTCAGGGCGTCTCGAATATTGACTCCTGGCATTCGACGAATATCTTCACCGCGAATCAGCAGCGTGTATTGGAACCCGTTGCTGAGTTCGTACGTAGTGGTGCTCGGCTCCGTGATGACGATGTCAACATACCCAACCGCATGCGCTGGCACGATCGCCAGATAATGTTGGCTATCAACAAACGTGACACCAGTAGCGGGGATCCCTCCAAACGTAATTGTTGAACCGGTAACAAAATTAAAACCGAAAATCGTAACTTCATATCCTCCGGCCAATGTTCCAAACGCCGGTGAGATGGAAGAAACAATTCCGGTGTAGTAGGTAAAGGCTCCGAAGAGTGTCGCTGTCCGTGAATTGACCGTGACACTAACGTTTACGAGTCCGACTACGTGGGCCGGAGCCGTAGCCGTAATCGTAAACGCATCCACGACCACGACACTCGTCGCTGGTGTCGTACCGAAAAGAACTACCGGTGACCCGCTGAAATTAGCACCAGTAATAACGACAGACACCCCACCAGCGATGCGATCAGAATTCGGACTGATCGCATCGATGCGTGGTGGTGTATCGGTCGGGCCTCTCGTCCTGAGGAAGCGATCAGGAAAGAGACCGTGCGGTTCGCGTGGAGGCATGTTAATTCTTGGCGATCAATTCGAACTGATGAAGCTGGAACGAACCGGTTGCAGCCGTTTGCGTGAAGAAGAGATCCACCTGTTGCGCGGCCGTCGTGATAAAGTTTCCGCCAACAGCCGGAGCCGAGTTCCACGGCAGCATGGCCGTCACACCGCCGATGGGCATGGCCACGTTGGCACTACCGAGTACGTTCGGAGAAGTGAACGTTCCCTGACCAATGCAATTTCCTACGGCACCGATCAGCCTGGATGTCAACTCGATATCAAGCCACCATCCAACGTTGGTGTACGCATTCGTCACGACCAAGGCAATGGCCAAACTATCGAACACGATCGTGCCACCGAAACGCACATCAAAGCGGAACGTTCCCGGTGTCGTCGCTACGGTTGTGGCACGGCCACTCGCTTTGATTTGGAGTTTCTTTCCTGGTGCAGAAAAGAAGTTTTGAGGAAGAGTGAAGAGACCGGCCGGTGGAAGCAATGTCGTCGCGGCTGCGGCCGTAACCGCCACACCGTCTACCGCCGTTGAAATCAAACTTTCTGGCCATCCGTCAAAGGCTCGTAGTGACATTGCTTCTCCTTAGGCAGAACCGAACTGCCGTCCCTGTTTCAATTCACGCATGATGACTTGCTTGATCTTCTGGGCCGTTTCAACAGCCGTTCCGTTTATGTACCAGTTATGGACGGTTGATCCACCGCCACTCGGTCTCATGCCGGTTGGATACACTGTCGAACCGAGAGGGATACGAACGGCTTCTGGTCCGTTCTCTCCCACCTTGATATCAACCATGCCTCCTTCGGCATATCCCGTGACTCGTGGACCGGGACCTTGCGGTTGTCCCTTCGGTGGGCGACCGTACTTCTTTGCAAACTGAATGGCATCCTGCAAACTGTAGTTCAGTCGGAACCACGGTTCAAGTTGGTCCACCGTAACTTGCCAGGGTGCGAGCATGCGGTCCGTGATGTTTGCTGCTGTGACGTCCGAGGATCCTCCCATCGCTCGATTGGCTGCTGCTGCTTCATCGGCTGCTTTTTTCACGGCCTGGAGTTCGGCTTTATTTTTGGCTGCTGCTGCGGCTGCCGCTTCCTGTGCGGCCACGAATTCTTTTCCCATGCCACGAGCGGCATCCTGAAGCTCGATGACCTTGAGTCGCTGTTTTTCCAGGGCATCGTAATGGAACCCACCGCTCCGAATCATTTGGGTATATGTTTCCTGTGCACGGTCAGCCGTCTGCTGCAGTGCTCGGATGGAGGTATCTTTTACGCTATCCCAGTCACTCGCGATTCCTTTCAAGGCTTGATCGGCCGTGGCTCGCAGTGCTGCGTAATGATCCGCATAGTTCCGATCGGCTGCATCGAGTTTCTCCACCGACTTATTAAACGCGGCCTCGATGTCGGCCACCAATGCATCTTGCGTAGTCCCGGACTGTTTGACAATCCCCGTGAAGTAGTCATCCCACAACGCGGAGGTTTCCTCGAGACTCTTTTTCTCGATGGCCCACAGGCTCGCTTCAATCTTCGCGCGATCGCCATGAGCCTTGGCCACTGCACCTTGAGCATCGGCAATCTTTTTCGCATTGGCGATCGCGATCTCGTCTATCTCCACTCCTTCTGTCTGCGTCTTCTGAGCCTCCACCATCGCATCGCGTACGGTGAAGAGAGTTCCGCCTAGATGATCGAGCGTCTTATCGAATTCAGATTGACCAATGAGACCGAGAGCGGCCGCATCTGTCTGCGCACCAAGATCCGCCGTGAGCCCACGCATGTTATCACGGAGACTTACCACTTCGGCTACGGCACTCGCAGGCACGACATGAAGCGCATTTCCAGCGATGGCTACGGCAGCCATGGTTTCAACGATACCATCCGCCACCATCGCCACGACCGTGAGGACGCTCAGCACGGCCACCTTCATGCCGGACCATGCCACGTTCACCACACGGGCCATCTCGATCGCACCAAGACCAACGTCCACCGCTACGATCGCTACGTTCTCTATCTGGTGTACGATATCCGCGATCATCGTAGAATTCTCTCCGCTGAAGGCAACGGAGAACGCATCTCCAATCGCTTTCATGCCTGCAGCCAAGGCCGGAGAGACCGCCACGGCCGATGCGAGATCATCGATCCAATTTGTTATCGCTACCTGACCAGCCTCTAACTGTTCTCCAAAATCCCGTTCTTGATTTCCCGCTTCCTTCACGGCTTTCTGGAGCATACCCATGATGGCGATGCGTTTCGATTCCACCTTCTCCAGATCCGTCATCTCATCTTTTTTGATACCGAGCGTCTTGGCGTAGGCCGCTTCGGCGTCATCAACTTCCACGACACCGAGAGCCATGGACAACGCACGGGTGCGTCCCGTGACCATGGCATCAGACACCAACTCTAGCATCTGTTTCGTATCGCCCAGTCCTCGATTCTGGAGTACGAACGCGGCCGAACCCAGTGTCCCGAAATCCTCAGCAGTGAGCTTCACTCCAGCAGAGAGCAGATGCGCGGCATCCTTAGCGAGAGCAAAGTTATCGATCGTACTTTTGGTTCCGGACCGAAGGGCCTCCATCGCGGCTTCGGCTTCTCGGGCTCCACCGGCGAAATCTACGAGAGTGGCATTGACATCGTTGATATCAGATCCGCGATTGCCTAGTGCAACCGTAGCGACAGCTACCGCCGTAAAGGCAGCCGTGAC